CCAATCTTCAAGCCTTCCCAGATGTCATCCAAATCTTTTTGCAACTGTGCATTTGGCTTCCACAGCTTGGATCCGTCCTCTCGAGTCCCGTAGAGCTCGAAAAGATGTCGTTTTCCAGATGAACGCCCACGTTCGCAAATGTAGGGCCATCCAGGAGACGAATCCATGTTCAGGGGCTCAGAAATCCCAGGTATTCCGTTAATGGCTTCGTCCAACGTGAATGTTCGTATTGGTCCGTGCCACTGCCTACATCGCTTCATAAGTTGTTTTAATTTATAGCGACGGGATATTTTTCGAAGGCGCAATGGTCGCACCTCGCTTGGAAAACCGAATTTACTGGCGTTGGTTTGCCAGACGTCCCCTTTAAACCGCGCATCATGTCGTGACAACACAGCCGGCTCCTCCTTGTGCTTAAATAATTGATCAAAACACGCAGATTGTTTAATTTTTGATTTCGAACCAGTGTTGATAGCATACTGGTCCTTAAGCTCTCCGATGATCGTAATCTTTCCTTCAAATCGTAAACGAAGCGCTTTCTCCTCACCCTTCTCGACTTTAGAATTGAATTCCTCAGCCGGAAGGTTGATTTCCCGTTTCAAGAATTGTTTTTCGACGGGAACCACCTGTGTAGCTGGTTGGCTCAAATCGCCAAGGTACTCCCTAAACAAAACCATCGCGTACCCTATTGACTTTGACTTTGAGCCAGCAACGTGCATTCCAATGATCTTGTGGTGCACATGGGTGTTGACTGCCAGCAAAACTCCTCCACAGTCTCCTTTCTTCGAATCCATGTCATATTTCCAGGTGTAATCCATGACAAAATCCTTCTCAGCTTCGTCACAACTATCCGTAAGATTTTTGACCATATCCAATTTCTTGAGGTGGGTGGTGTTAAATTCCGTGATTTGGGTATTCTTTCGCGTAATGAGTGACCCTGCTCCGTACAGAGCGGTGTTCAAGTCCTTCATATCAGCAATGTGTCCAGAGATGTCCTTGAATGAATTAAAACATCTATTGTCCCGAAGGTCAACTCTACAAATGTCCTGATAGTGATCATTTAGTGGTGACGTGTAGAGATGGACATTTTTCTTTTCGCAGGTCATGGTGTAATAGTGACCTTCGCGAATGATTTGGAAAACCCAAACTCGCTGATTAAAGACTTCCCCAAAAACGTGTGTAGGGCACAGCATTTCGAAGCCGCGGATTCCCAGGCCGCCCACACTTCTATTGCCGCACCACACCGTCACCATATTCTTTTTGACTAACTCTGCCACAGCGAGACTACTTGGGTCAGATGTCCCGTGCTTCTCGACATTGTCAATCTGGAGAGCAGGCGCCTTGTGTATGTTCTCAGGTCCTTTAGCCGATTTTCTGGCTTCAGCGTCCCAATCAACTTCCTCAATCGTTGGTTCCGAGCTTTCCTTTCCAATTTTTGGTTTTTGGTGTTTCCTAATTTCAACGCTCCTGTACCCTGAAGTACCCTCCTGTTGAACCGAGGCAACCGAGTCAACTCGTGACTCATCATTAGGATACAAAGGGATTTCATCACCGTTCTTAGATGCCCTGATTATTGACTCCTTAAGCTTAGTCCGGCATGTATTGCACACATTAGGGTATTTACCCTTAGGTGCATTGTGTTGCTTGTGCTTGTGCATAAAATACATTTCACACTTTTCACACTGATGACAATGTTCATAAACGTCACCATCATC